GTGAGTGGGCCGGACAGCCGATCGCTCTGGAACCGTGGCAAGTGTTCGTAGTCGGTAGCTTGTTCGGCTGGATGCGTGCCGACGGTCTGCGACGCTATCGACGCTGCTACCTGTCAGTCGCCAGGAAGAACGGGAAGACGAGCATCGCCGCCGCGCTCGGCCTGTACCTTGCGTTTTTCGACGGTGAGCCGGGGGCCGAGGTCTACGCGGCGGCAATGACAGAGGAACAAGCCAAGGGAGTCTGTTGGGGGATCGCGTCACAGATGACGCGTCGCTCGTCGATGCTGATGCGCCGGATTCTCCCGCTGGCGTCGCGTCTCGTGCGTGAGGATAACGGCTCGCTATTCGCGCCGATCGCTCATATCGCAGACGCGCAAGAAGGCAAGAACCCGCAAGCCGCGATCATCGACGAGTACCACGCGCACCAGACAAGCGAACTCGCCGACGTACTGGAATTAGGAACCGGCGCTCGACGACAGCCGATGATGATCTACACGACGACGGCAGGTAGCGACTCAACGTCACCATGCCTAGAACTAGACAACGACTGCACCGCGATACTGGAACAGAACATTACCGATGACGCGACGTTCGCGTACATCGCACGCCTGGATCACGCACGCGAGGCGTTCGACGAGTCAGCATGGCCGAAAGCAAACCCCTGCCTCGGCGTGTCGATCAAGACAGACAACATGCGCGCCGCTGCTGCTGTCGCACAACGACGACCGCGCGACTTGAACGAGTACCTACGCAAGCGCTGTAATCTCTGGACGCAAGCCTCAACACGCTGGCTATCGCTCGACGAGTGGGACGATTGCAACGACGCGCCAGAGATCAGCGAAGGTGATTACGCGTTCGTCGGTCTGGACTTGTCTAGCAAGATCGACTTGACTGCGGCTGTACTCGTCGTCGTACGTGAGGATCGCAGCGTAGACATCCTCCCGCGTTTTTATCGACCGGAAGACACGATCGAAGACGCGGAAGAGCGCGATCACGTCCCGTATCAACAGTGGGCAGCCGACGAGCATCTGATCCTGATGCCTGGAACGATGCTAGACCCCGGCGCGATTGCTGATGACGTGCTGGAGTGGGTACAGTCGCTCGGCGTCGAAGTTGTCGAGGTTGCATTCGACAAGTGGAACGCGGAGTCGGCAGCGGCGCGCCTGGAAGCGTACGGCGTGCCGATCATCGCGCTCGCGCAAGGCTACGCAACCTACACCGAGCCGTGTCATCAGCTAGAAGGATTGCTCGCGTCGAAGCTACTCCGTCACGGCGGCAATCCTGTCCTACGCTGGATGGCAGGGCAGGTACAGGTGATGGCAGGACCGAACAAGTCGATGCGACCGTACAAGCCTGCGAATAGCGGGATTCGTGACGACGGAATTGTAGCGCTCCTGATGGCGCTGAAGCGTGCGCTTTCCTATCAGAACGATCAACCTACAGGGCCGTCGTTTTGGGATTTCGGAGATTCAGATGATGCAGGCTGATCGTGTCGAACTGGTCGGGATCGTGCTGACAGTTGTGGCGACGGCGGCAATCCTGATAGGGTTAGCGCTCATATACGTTCCACTCGCGCTGATTGTCGGCGGTATCGCTGGCGTGATGGCAGGGATAATGCTCGTCAGACGCGCGCAACAGATGGCCGGTGATGCGTGACACTCTTACAGCGCACGCTCGGCGTCGAGATGAAAGCTGACTCTGGCTATATCACCCCGATCGATCGCGACATCATCCTATCTGACGTGACATCATCGCTCGGGCTCGGCGGTTTCCTACGTCTCTCGCAAGACTACAGTGCTACCTACGAAGAAATCGCACGCAGGCAGCTATGGGCGCGCATCACGATCAACAAGCTGGCGTACGCAATTGGTCGCCTGCCGCTGAAGGTGTATTCAGGTGACGACAGCGCGAGCAGGACGCGCGTACGTGACTCGTCGCTCGCCGCGCTGATCTCTGCACCGAACGAGACAAAAGAGACAGGTACGACGCCAGGGTTTCTAGCCGACGCTGCCTATGATCTACTCGTCTACGGTAACGCGATCGTCCTGAAAGCGCAGAAAGCACCGGACCAGCCGGTACTCGCGATGCGCGCATATTGCCCCCGCTACTGGTCGCTCGACAGAGACGGCAACTACGTCTATCAGCCGGATCAGCGCGCCGACAAGCGCACATTCAAGCCGTGGCAAGTCTGGCATATCGTCGAGCCTGGACCGTCAACTGACGGCATGGGTGTCTCGCGTCTGGAAGCGGCGCGACTCACGCTCGCGATCGAATACGCGGCGCAGCGACTAGGCGAAGCCTTCTTCAATAATGGAGCTCGCCCTGGTGGGATCATCACCGTCAATGGCGGACTACCGCACGATCAGAAACAGCGCGCCGCCGCGATTGACAGATTCAAGCATGAGATCATCGCTCGCTTCGGTGGCGTCGCGAAGACGGGATTACCTGCCGTGCTTGAAGGCAATATTCAATGGCAGTCGATGTCACACAACCTTGAAGACAGCGCCGTGGTGGAACACCGGCAGTTGACGCGCGAGGAAATAGCCGCGCTGTACGACGTGCCACAACCTGCTATCGGCATTCTCGACGAGGCGAACTTCGCGTCTGTCGATGCGCTACACGTCATGTTCTATCAGGATACGCTCGGCTGGCCGGTGAAGCTGATCGAAGAATCATTCAACGCGCAAGTTGTACGCGGGGTCACCGCCTGGCGCGGCCAGTTCGCAGAGTTCGACTTGAACGCTGTTATGCGTGGCGCGCTGAAGGAACGTCTCGCGTCGTACTCGACAGGTATCAACGCCGGCGTCTATACGAGCGACGAGGTACGCGGCTGGGAGAATCTAGCGCCGCGTGCCGACAAGCAGCCGGAAGCTGATCTGTTGCGATTCCCGCTGAACAATTCGACTGCACTCGTGCCGGTAGGTACGACCGCGAACGGAGTAACACCGTGATTGACCACAAGTTCCTATCAACGCCGTTCGTATTCAAGGCCGATTCGCCGGAGGGCACGATCGAAGCGGTGTTCAGCACGCTCGGCGTCGTCGATCGCGGCGGCGACATCGTAGAGAAAACTGCTATTGAAGACGGTAAATCGGTGCCGATGGTCTGGTCACATGACTGGTCACGCATGATCGGCAAGGGTACGGTACGCGTAGAAGATGATCGCGCCGTGTTCACCGGCAACCTGTTTCTCGACACTGACGCCGGACTCGACGCGTACAGGACCATGAAGGCGATGGGTGATCTCCTAGAGTATTCATGGGGGTTCATGCCGAAAGAAGTCGAGTGGATCGAGCGCGATGAAAAGCTAATCCGTCGCATTATCAAAGCCGAGCAGTTTGAAATATCACCTGTGCTTGTCGGCGAAGGCTTGAATACTGGTACTCTTGCTATCAAACACGGGCTTCGGTTCGACGAGGAATCAGAATCGGTGCTTGCTGCCGTAAAGAGTCTCGTCACTCGTTCACAGTCGCTTGCGGGCTTGCGAACGAAAGAGGGCCGGGAACTGTCGAGGGCGAACCGGGACCGGCTCGGGTCGATCGCTGAATCACTGACGAGCGCGGCACGCGACTTGTCAGGCATTCTCAAAGCGACCGAACCGGCTGACAAAGGTATCGACTTTGACGCGATGCTCGCAGACTTCCTAACCACGGAAGCGCGAGCGAACGGCGTCGCGATCTAGCGCTGCCGTAGCAAGCACGGAAAGCGATGCACCCGATGTCTGTAACCACTGAGAAGGCTGGCCGGCTGTCCTATCTTCAGGGACAGTGGAAGTCACTCTGGGAATCAAAGCCAAACAGGGACTTCAGCGACGACGAGGCGAAATCTCTACGCGACTGGAACACAGAGATGAAGGCACTCGGCGAGGACCTGAAGGCACTAAGCGAACTTGACGACATGGCGAAGATGCACGTTACATCTGACTCGCGCCCGGTCGTCAACGACAGCGCCGATCCGGTAACGCCGCTGAACGTCGACGTTTCGGTCAAGTCGATCCGCGACACGATCCTGGCATCAGCCGACTACAAGGCGTTCCGCGAAGGGCGTACGCGCACGGCAGAGATTCAGTTTGATACCGATCTGAAGACGCTGATCTCGCTGTCAACGGTCACGCCTGCCGTGCCACGCCTGCCGCGCATTGAGCCGTATCCTGTCGAGCGGCGCATCGTATCTGATCTGATGATGCAAGGCACGATGGCCGGCAATGTGCTGGAATACTACGAGGAAACGACGTTCACGAACGCCGCCGTTGAAGTGGCTGAAGGCATCGCAAAGCCGGAAGCAGCGCTTGACTGGACGCTTGTGCAGGAAACCGCATCGAAGATCGCGGTCTGGATTCCGGCGACATCTGAATCACTCGCTGACATCGCCTGGCTGGAATCGACGATCCGCGCGCGTCTGCTGTTCATGCTGGAACGCCGCGAGGAGGCGCAACTCCTGAACGGCAACGGCACCGCGCCGAACATCTCCGGCATCACTGATCGCTCCGGCATTCAGACTCAGGCGAAGGGCGGGGACCCGACGTTTGACGCGATCCTGAGGGCGATGACGCTGGTTCAGGTGAACAGCTTTTACGATCCTGACGCGGTCGTGTTCCACCCGAATGACTGGCGCGATCTGTTGCTGACTCGCACCGCAGACGGTCTGTACATTCTCGGCAATCCTGGCGACCCGTTGGCGGCTCGTCGCTTGTGGGGTCTGGAAGTTCGCTCGACGACCGCGCAGACTGAGAACACAGCCATCGTCGGCGCGTTCGGTACCGCATCGCAAATCTTCCGGCGTTCTGGCCCGACGATCACCGTGTCAACCGAACACGCGTCGTACTTCATCGAAAACAAGGTGGCGATCATGGCCGAGGAACGGCTCGGGCTGGCAGTCTATCGACCGTCTGCGTTCTGCACGGTCACCGGCATCTAGTCGTGTAGCGATCACGTAGGCGGGGGAGCAATCTCCCGCCTGGACCGAAAAGGAGTTCGCAAACATGCCTGTAATCTCTGGCGGTCAAGTGATCGAAGGGGCGCGACGGCATCGCTATCAAGTGTCGCTCGGCTCGCCTGCTCTCGGCACAACGACCGCTGTACATGCTGCCGTTACTGACACCGGTGCGCCGGTCGTCGTCACAACTGCGATCACGAACCCGCCGACGCCGCGCAACGTCACCGCTACCGCTGGCGGGACTGCCGGCGACATCAAAGCAATCGCGGTTACTGTCGCTGGAACGAACGCGCAAGGTGAAGCGATCAGCGAGGTTCTGCCGGTGTTCACCGTGGACACGGCTGGAACTGTCGTCGGTTCTAAGGCGTTCGCGACCGTGACGAGCATCACGATCCCCGCGCACGATGGAACCGGCGCGACGACGGCTGTAGGGCTGGGCGCAAAGCTCGGCCTTCCTGTCAGGCTCGCACGCAACACCGTCAATAACCTGTACCTTGCTGGCGTCAAGGAAGCGGCGTCGGCTGTCGCAGTCAGCGCGTCGGCGCTGGAATCGAACACGGTTACGCTCACGAGCGCGCTGAACGCTGGCGCGGTCGTCGTTGATTTCGACGAGGCGTACTAGCCGATAGGCTCGACGCAACAGGAGGAAGCACCATGCCAGCTATGAAGGGCGAGCGCGTCTACGTATCCGGGCCAGACGGCTCCGGGTATCACTTCGACGCGAAGTCGGCTAAAGAGTTCGTCAAGAACAATCCCGGATTCAGTGTCGGCGAGCCGACGCAGCCGCCGAACGCTGCAAGTGAGTCGAAGGCTGTCCAGCCGGACGACGTTGAAAACAAGGCTGTCAACACGCCACAGAAGGTTCGTCGCTAAGTGGCTATCGAAGCTGGCGTACAGGTACTCGTCGATATCAACGCCGGTGTAGCCGCTGATGCTGATGCGGCTGTCGCTGCTGATGCGAACCTACGCCTGATGGGGCTAGGCTGGCGTGAGTCGCACGGCACCCCGGCAGCGGCAGCGTTCAACGTCGTCAACGGCGCGACCGGCGCTGCTGATGGTAAGGTGTTCCCTGTCGAAGTAGCCGCGAACGCGTCCAGTTGGGCATGGTTCGGGCCGCAAGGTATCCCCTGCCCGCTCGGTATTTCTATCGACTGGATCGCCGGACTCGTCGATGTCTATCTCTACTATGCGATCGTAGGCTGATCGTGGCTGATCTCGCGACGACTCGCACGGCTGTACGCGGCAGCGTCGCTACCTACGCGGCGACGTTTACCGACGAGGATACCGGCGATATCGTCGATCCTGGCGCAACGACGATCACGCTCACGAGCGCAAGCGGCAGCGTGGTGCAGGCAGCGACGCCTATGGCGGCTGAAAGCGACGATACGCTATCGTTTGCGCTCACAACGACACATACACAGAATCTCGACAAACTCACCGCTACGTTGACCACAGCGAACCTGGGGACGTACTCCGCGACGCTCGACATTGTTGGTCGTCACCTGTTCAGCATCGCTGAAGCGCGTAGCTACCATGACAACGCGCTAGCAGATACCGACAAGTTCACGACGAGCGCGATCATGGAAGCGCGCGACAGGATTACCGAGGAGTTTGAACAGATAGCAGGCGTGTCGTTTGTGCCGCGTTACGAGTACGTCACACAGAACAGCGCGTTACTCGACTCGTCGCGCTTGCTGCTGTACAAGAGCAACGGCGATCCGGCGCTACGCGTGACGAGCATACGTAGCGTAGACGCACGCACGATCGGGACGTCAACCTGGGCCGCGTTCACTGTTGACGAACTGGCGGGGCTGTACGTGACTGATGCGGGGTTGCTCGTTCGCGAGACTGGCGGTCACTGGCTCTACGGCTACGACAATACCCGCATCGGCTTTGAGCATGGTTACGTCACGCCACCGCTACCGATCAAGACGGCGGCGCTGAAGCTGGCGCGCTACCTGGTCGTGCCGTCGAACGCCAATAGTCGCGCACTCACAGAGACGACGACATTCGGCACCGTGCAACTCGCAACAGCAGGACGCTATGGAGATCACTACGGTATCCCCGACGTTGACAGCGTTCTCGACAGGTACACCGATCGCGTCCCGGTAGTCCGATGACGACGACGACGAGCGCAGTCGGCGCGGTGCAGAAGGCGATACGCGCCGGACTACGAGCGCGGCCAGGGCTGGCAGGCTGTACCGTTTCATCTGCCTGGACGCCGGACGAAATACGCGGCCAGCATTACCTCGTCGTCGGCATGGAGATAGACGGCTCGCAGCGCTACCCGGCAGCGTCGATTCGCTATAAAGAGGATCGCTTCAGCATTCATTGTGAAGCGTCAACCTATCAGCCAGGAGTCGGTGACGACGAAATAGACGACGCGCTCGACAGGCTGATTGCGTGGTGGGGTGAAGTGGAATCGTATCTGCGCGAGACGCCGCAGATAACGCCGGGTTTAGCAGCGAAGGTGCTGCTGGCCGAGACTGGCGGATACAACATCGATCAGGGGTACGACGTCGATGGGCGCGTAGTCGTGATGACGTTCGACATAGACGTACATACACGTCTGATCTCGCAGTAAGGGGCAGGCATGAAGTCACTGACGTACATCGGGCCAGCGGCATCAGTCGAAGTTCCGCTACCGCCCGATCATGTTGCGTTCGTCGTTGTCGCGAAAGGCGAGTCGCACGAGTTCGCGCCGGATCACTGGCGCTCGCTGCTGAAGCAGAAGGATAACTGGATCGCGACGAGCGACGACGAAAAGATTGAGGAAGCGCTCGACGACGTTCCGCCAGTGGCGGAAGACGACGAGGAACCGGCAGCCGGCGACGACTCGCCTGCTGAGAACGGAGGCGAGTAGCCGATGGCTGTAGGATCAGGCATCAGCGCACAATTCGGCATGAAAGCGGAGTCTGTGTACGGTACTCCCGTCACGGTGGACCGCTTTCTAGAGTTCAACAGCGAGTCTATTCAAGAGGTGTTTCAGGACATGGCGTCTGTCGGGCTAGGGTCCGGCGGATTCAAGCGCACAACGCACATCGTACGTAAGTCGATCGGCGCGTCAGGTAGCGTCGAGTTCGACTTGTTCGACAAAGGTTTTGGTCTGATCTTCAAACATATGTTGGGCGCGAACACGACGACGACGGTAATCGGTAACGAGCGTCGTCATCGTGTGACTGTCGATCTTGCAACACGCATGGCCGGGCTCGCTGCGACGGTGCAAGTCGGCAAGCCTGACGTGGGCGGGACCGTACGACCGTTCACGGCTGAAGGCGGAAAGATCACCGAATGGGAAATTTCGACTGAGTTCGGCGGTCTGGTCAAGATCAACACGACGTGGGACTTTGAAGCTGTCGCGACCGCGACCGCGCTCGCGTCGGCGTCGCTGATTTCTGGTCGCACTCCGTACGTCTACGCGGACACATCGACGCTCACTGTCGGCGGCGTCGCAAACTTCGCACGATCGATCACGATCACCGGAAACAACATGCTCGACTACGAGCGCCGCGGCGTCACGCAAGTTATCAAGAAGGAACCGATCGCGAACGATCTGATCACGATCACCGGCGAGCTCGACTGTGAGTTTGAGTCACTGACGCATTACACGGCGTTGACTGCGAACACGGTGCAAGCGCTCGCCTGGACACTGACCGGCGATACGATCGGTGGCGGTGGCGGCGAAGGACCGCACAAAGTCGTGATTACCTTGCCGCAGATTCACTTTACCGGCACGCCGCCGGTCGTCGAGGGTCCGGGTATCCTACGTATGACGCTCCCCTTTGAAGCGCTGTACAACGGGACTGACAACCCGATGACGGTTGATTACCACAGCGACGATACCGCCGCGTAACAGAAACACTCACGAGCGCTAGGATCATGCGTCTACGTCGATCCTAGCGCGCCACAGGGGCATCCACGATGGCAGGATCAGCACAGATACAAGTCGTCGGTCTGAAGGAAACACGTAGCGCGTTACGTGGCTTTGAGACTGACACAAACTGGCGTCCGGCGCTGAAGTCAGCGTACGTGACAGCCGCGCTATACGTGCAATCCAAAGCGCGCACGAAAGCGACAGGCTCACGCATGGGCAGCGCGGCGCGCGGCACGATCATCGGCAAAGGGACAGCGACGAACGCAAGCATCAAAGCCGGGGGTGGACTCCCGTACTATCACGGCTTTGAGTTTGGCTCCGCACGCTACGCACAGTTCCCGCCAGTGAACAGCGGCGGCTATAATCTGTATCCGGCCATCGCAGAATCGCGCGAGCAGATTAGTAACGACTTTATGGACGAAATCGACCGTGCGCTATCAGCAGCGCAGTTATAACGAGGGGGCCGCGTGCCGAAGCTACCGCCAGAAGTAACGCCAGCAGCGCAAGAGATCACGATCGATCTCAACTCGCTGTCACTCACGAACCGCGATATGCTCGACTTCCGGCGTGAAGTCGGCAAGTCGATACAGCAGGCATTCAAGGGCGCAGACCTCCAGGAGTGGGCAGAAGACCCGGACTGGCTCGCGATCAGCGCGCTATCGTGGATTCTCGGGCGTAAGGCAGACAAGACGTTGACGCTCGACGACTGCCTGGACGCCAACATCGACGCGTCCGGACTGATACAGTTCGCACAGGCACTTTCCGGCGGAAACCCTACGCTACCGCTCGCGGCGGACTCCGCGATCCTGACCCCCTCAGACTAGCGCTCCCCGCGTTTTGCCTGTTCTGGCGCTACACCGCTCACGAGTTCTGGTCAATGGACAATGCAGACTATGAAGGCATGGCCGCATATCAGCGCGAGTATGAACGCGTCGAGAAGGCTGAAGCTGACCGGCTAAAGGGGATGGCCCGTGGCTGAACGCGAAATCAAGATCACGATCATCGGAGATGCGTCGAAAGCGAAGTCGGCGTTCTCTGACGCTGGCAGCGCGGCGACGACGTTCGACGGCAAAGTCGAGGGCCTGTCCGGCAAGCTCGGCAACTTCGGCTCGG